AAAACAGGCATTTCAGATATTTGGAGTGATAGGTTCTTAAAGGCATATGCTACTGCTAAAATTAAACAGCAGTGGGGTAACAATATGAAAAAGTTTGGCGGAATACAATTACCTGGTGGTGTTACACTCAATGGTAAAGAAGTATACGATGAAGCAACTGAAGAACTCGCTAAGATGGAAGAAGATATGTATCAGATGGGTAGTTTGCCTAGTGAGATATTTACAGGCTAAACAATGCCAACAAATCTATATTTTAATAATTTTCCAAATGACCAAGTTACTAGTGAACAACTACTAGTAGAAGATTTGGTGATAGAAGCTATGCAGATGCATGGCATGGATGTGTATTATTTACCAAGAAGTTCTGGTGACTCTGTTGATATGTTGTATGGTGAAGATACACTAAAACAATATACTGTTGCATATCCATTAGAGATGTATTTGGAAGATGTTACAGGCATGGAAGGTGAAGGTGATTTCATGTCCAAATTTGGACTTGAAATCCGAGATGAAATGACTTTATTGGTTTCTCGTAAAAGATTTAGATATACAACTGGCGCATCAAATTTAATTAGACCAAGAGAAGGTGATTTAATTTATGTTCCATTAGTTCAAAACTTTTTTGAAATTACCTTTGTTGAACATGAAAATGGTCAAGCAATGTATTACACATTAGGCAGAGGTCGTGGTGGTAATGTATATGTGTATGCATTGAAAATGAAACAGTTTGTATTTTCTGAAGAATATATTGTTACTGGTATTGATGAAATTGATGGTCAAATCAGAGATGCATACAAGAGAGAAAGAATTACAGTTGCTGTTGGTGGTATAAGAACATTTGTGCAAGATGAGATTGTATATCAAGGTGGTAGTCTTGCAACTGCAAACGCAAAGGCAACTGTTTACTCTTGGAACAGCACTACAAGAAACTTAGATATTGTAAGAGTAATGGGTACTTTTGCAAATACTACATTATTGATTGGTGCAACATCAAATGCAAGATGGACAGCCGCAACAGTATCTAGTGATACAGCCTTTGATAATAATCAGTTTGAAGATATTACAGACAATACATTAATTGAAACAGAATCAGATGCAATCATAGATTTCTCTGAACACAACCCATTTGGTGAAGCATAATGCTAGGTAATGACCATTTTTATAATCGCACCATTCGCAAAGTAGTTGTTGCGTTTGGTACAATGTTTAATGATATCCATGTTGTTAGATACAACAAGGCAGGAACAACTGCATATGAAAAATTTAAAGTGCCTCTTAATTATGGCGCAAAAGAAAAATACATCACAAGATTAACTTCTGATCCAACATTAACAAAGTCAATTGCAACTTCTGTTCCTAGAATATCTTTTGATATGACTGGAATGACTTATGATTCATCCAGAAAATTACCATCTACTGTAAGAAATTTTGCAGCTGAAACTTCAACATCAGTTAAGACACAATATGTTCCGATACCTTATGATTTTCAATTTTCATTGTCAATCTATGTTAGAAACACAGAAGACGGCACACAAATATTAGAACAAATTTTACCATTCTTTACACCAGACTTTAATGTGACAATTGATTTTATTCCTAGTATGGGTAAAAAATATGATATGCCTGTTATATTAACTTCAGTATCAAATCAAACTGATTATGAAGGCGACATGATGACAACTCGCCTTATCATTTGGAATTTAGAATTTACTGCAAAGGCATATATTTGGCCACCAGTTATTTCTGGTGAAGTTATTAGACGAGCAAATACAAATCTATATTTGGAAACAAGAACAAAAGATGCACAGAAAGTATATGTTGACTATGCAAATGGGACAGGATATTTTTCAGTTACTGGTGAAACTATAAGAGTTGAAAAAAGAGGTATTACTGGAGAACTATTATACTTTAGTAATTCAAACAATTCAACAGGCAATACTGCTTCAGTTATTGTTGGTTATTTAAATGACTTCTTAAAAGTTGGTGACAAAATTGTTGGTGATAAGAGTAATGCATCTTATGATATTGTTTCGTTAGATACCAATCCATTAAAATCTGTATTGATTGTTACAACACCAAATCCTATTACCGCAGAACCAGATGATGAGTTTGGTTTTTCTGAAACAATTACAGAATTTCCTAATATAACATGAACAACTTGAACTCAAAATTATCAGAAGTATTGGATGTAGAACCAATACAATTTGAAACTTTACCAGTAGAGATAAAAACTCCTGTTGAAGATGATGCCGAATTCGCAAGACAAAATATCAGAGAACTAATTACAAAAGGTAATGTTGCAATGGATAATCTATTGCATGTTGCCAAAGAATCAGAACACCCAAGAGCATATGAAGTTGCCGCTGGTCTGATAAAGAATCTTTCTGACTTGAACAAAGACTTACTTGAAGTGCAAAAAAGAAAAAGAGATTTGTCTGGTGAATCACACAATGCAAAAAGTATAAATGTAGATAAAGCAGTCTTTGTTGGTTCTACAACAGAATTAGTTAAATTTTTGAAGAATAATAAAGAACAATAAATAGGAATACTATGGAACAATTAATTGAACAACTCAAAGTAATTTTAGGTACAAATTTTGGTTTGTATTTAAAGTCACACAACTATCATTGGAATATTGAAGGTAAAGATTTTCCACAATATCATTCTTTTCTAGATGGATTTTACAACGATGTTTGGAATCAATCTGATGATATTGCAGAACACATTCGCCAATTAAATGCATATGCACCAGGTTCTTTTTCAAGATTCATAGAACTATCTGCTGTTGAAGAAGCAACAACTGTTCCAGATGCAAACACAATGTTTATTACATTGAAGGCAGATAACGACAAATACATCATGCAATTGAGAGCTGGTATTGTTCTTGCTGAACAAGCAGGTGAACCTGCCGTATCAAATTTCCTACAAGACCTTCTTGGTGCCCACCAGAAGAAAGCATGGATGCTAAGAAGTATCGTAAAGTAAAATGTCTGATTTAGGTGGCGGTTATAATGGTAATGCGAGTTTAAAACGGTTAGGGGTAGAAATATCCTATACCGAAGAACAAGTTGCAGAGATTGTAAAGTGTTCTGAAGACCCAATTTATTTCATTAAAAATTATGTAAAGATTGTCAATGTGGACAAGGGTCTTGTTCCGTTTGACATGTGGCCTTTCCAAGAGAATATGGTTAGTGAGTTTCACAATAATCGATTCTCTATCTGTAAGATGCCTCGACAAGTTGGTAAAACAACCACAACAGTTGGTTATATGTTGTGGTGTGTTCTATTCAATATTGATTATAAGATTGCAATTCTTGCTAACAAGGGTTCTTTAGCAAGAGAGATTCTTGGTAGAATTCAGTATGCATATGAATATTTACCTTTGTGGTTGCAACAAGGTATTAAAACTTGGAACAAAGGTAATATTGAATTAGAAAATGGTTCAATGATTTGGGCATATGCGACTTCTGCATCAGGTGTTCGTGGAGGTACCTACAACCTAGTTTTCTTGGATGAATTTGCTTTCGTTCAACATAACATGGCGCAAGATTTCTTTACTTCTACATACCCTGTTATCTCATCAGGTAAGACTACAAAAGTTATTATTGTTTCGACCCCTAATGGTTTAAACATGTTCTATAAAATGTGGGTTGATGCTATTGAAGGTAGGTCTACTTACAAACCACTTGAAGTTCATTGGTCTCAAGTTCCAGGCAGAGATGAAGCTTGGAAAAATGAGACTATTAGAAATACTAGTGAAGAACAGTTTAGGCAAGAGTTTGAAACTGAGTTTATTGGTTCATCGGCAACATTGATATCTGGTGCAAAACTGAGAAGTTTAGCATTCCATAATCCAATATCTTCAATAGAGGGATTAGATATATACGAAGAGCCTATAAAAGACCGACTGTATATTGCCACAGTTGATTGTTCTGAAGGTGTTGAACAAGACTATTCGACAATCAATGTGATTGATGCAAGTCAAACCCCTTATAAACAGGTGGCTAAATATAGGAATAATAAATTACCTTTATTGTTTTTTCCAACTGTAATCTATTCGATTGCAAAAAAATACAATGAAGCATATGCTTTGATTGAGACTAATAACATTGGTCAACAAGTTGTTGATATTTTACACTACGATTTAGAGTATGAAAATATCTACAAATTAGAACATCATCATATTAAAGGTCAAGCAATCTCTGCTGGTTTTAAGAGGTCTACCAGTTTTGGTATTAAGACAACTAAATCAGTTAAAAAGATTGGTTGTGCAAACTTAAAGACATTAGTAGAAAATGATAAATTGATTATTAATGACTTTGATACTATCGCAGAAATGAATACTTTTACAAGAGTAAGAGATAGTTATGCGGCGGAAGAGGGCAACAATGATGACTTAGTGATGGGATTGGTATTATTTGCGTGGTTGACAGCACAATCGTTTTTTAAAGAATCAACGAATATTGATATTAGAAAGTTAATGTTGGCAGAACAAAACATGTTACTAGAAGAAGAATTGTCACCGGTAGGCATCTTTGATGACGGCCGTAAAGAAGAAGAAATAGTAGATGGTGGTGATGTTTGGTCGACAAGAAGTTATACTTCCTCAACTTTCTAAATAACTAAATATACAATAAATAGAATTTGACCCGATAACAAAAGGAGAAATCCATGGCATTTCAGCTATCACCTGGGGTAAATGTATCAGAAATCGACCTGACTACAATTGTCCCCTCAGTCGCCACTTCAATTGGCGCATTTGCCGGACCGTTCGCTTGGGGTCCAGTTGGTGAAATTATTACAATTTCAGACGAAGTAAGGCTTGCCTCTACATTTGGCAATCCCGATTCAACTAATTATGAATACTGGTTCTCAGCAGCAAACTTTCTGGCATACACAAACAATCTTAAAGTTGTTCGTGCAGTAAATATTACAACAACAAGAAACGCAACTGCAAATGGTGCTAACAATGTTGCCCTTATTAAAAATGAGGATGATTGGTTAGATAACTATTCTGCTGGTAATACTGTTTATGGTATCGCTGCTGCTCGTTATGCGGGTGCATTAGGTAACACATTAAAAGTTTCTGTTGCAGATGCAAACACATATTCAAATTGGGCTTACTCAACACAATTTACTTCAACACCAGGAACTTCTACCTATGTTTCAAACAAAGGTGGTACATATGATGAAGTTCACATTGTTGTTGTTGACGAAGATGGTCTGTTTACAGGCACAAGAGGCACAGTCCTTGAGAAGTTTGGTTTTGTATCTAAAGCTTTAGACGCTAAAGACGATTCTGGTAATGCAAATTACTACAAACAAGTCTTACAAAACAAATCAAAATACATTCACTGGATGTCACATCCAACCACAATCTCAACAGGTACTTCTTGGGGTTCTTCTGCAAACGCAACAGCATTTGCAAACTTAACTGCCAATGTAACAGTATCATTATCTGGTGGTGTTGATGGTACAATCTCAACTGCGAATGTGGTAACTGCATACGATTATTTCAACAACGCAGAAGCTGTTGATGTTGCATTGATTGTTTCCGGTCCAGCAGATACTACCGTTTCAACTTCTCTTATTTCAATTGCTGAATCAAGAAAAGATTGTGTGGTATTCTTATCACCACCAAAATCAAATGTTGTTGATAACGCAGGTTCAGAGACAACAGCTATTACAACATATCGTAATACATTAACAAGTTCATCATATGCAGTTTTAGATTCTAACTGGAAATATCAATACGATAAGTATTCTGATGTTTACCGTTGGGTACCAATGAATGGTGATGTTGCTGGTTTATGTGCAAGAACAGACCTTGAAAGAGACCCATGGTATTCACCTGGTGGTTTGAATAGAGGTATCATTAAGAATGTAATTAAACTTGCATGGAATCCAACAAAAACAAACAGAGATGACTTGTATATTAAAGGTGTTAACCCTGTTGTTTCATTCCAAGGCGAAGGCACAGTTCTATTCGGTGACAAAACATTGTTGTCTAAACCATCTGCGTTTGACCGCATTAATGTTCGCCGTCTATTCATTGTGTTAGAGAAGTCTATCGCAAGAGCAGCTAGATTCTCAATGTTTGAGTTTAATGACCAATTCACAAGAGCGCAATTTGTTTCACTTGTAGAACCCTTCTTGCGTGATGTTCAAGGTCGCCGTGGTATTACCGACTTCAAAGTAGTGTGTGATGAATCCAATAACACTGGTGAAATTATAGACCGCAATGAGTTTGTTGGTGATATCTACATTAAACCTGCTCGCTCAATCAACTTTATCCAACTTAACTTCGTTGCGGTTCGCACAGGCGTATCGTTTGATGAAGTTGTTGGGAAGTTCTAATAAATAGAGAAACAGGAGAAATCACATGGCATTTTCAGTAAACGAATTTAGAAGTCAGATGACAGGGGACGGTGCCCGTCCTAATCTGTTTGAAATTTCTATGCCTTTCCCTGCGTTCTCTGCGCCAGGAAATGCACAAACAAAATTAACATTTATGTGTAAGACTGCACAATTACCTGGCTCTACGCTAGGTGTTGTGCCAGTTCAATACTTTGGCAGAGAATTAAAGTTTGCAGGTAATAGAACATTTGCAGATTGGACAATTACAGTTATTAACGATGAAGACTTTGCAGTCCGTAACGCTTTCGAAAGATGGATGAACGGCATCAATAGTCACAATCTAAATATTCGTAATCCAATTGCATTAGCACCATCAGGTTATGCTGTTGATGGTGATGTTCGTCAATTTGGTAAAAATGGTGATACACTTAAACGATATAGATTCGTTGGTTTATTCCCAACAGATGTTACACCAATTGATGTTGATTGGGGCTCTAACGATGCTATTGAAGAGTTTTCTGTAACTCTCACCTATCAATGGTGGGACGCCGTAGAATCTGGCGTAGTGTGATAGAGGGGACCGGTTTGGTCCTCTCACATTTTTTAGAATGGTATATTAATGGCTATTAAACTTTTCGGTTTTACTTTAGGTAAAAAAGATGTTGTCCAGGCACAAGAACCTGGACAACCATCTTTCGCACTTCCAACGGAGACAATGGATGATGGTGCAGTTACCATTACCCAAAACGCTCACTACGGAACATATGTCGATTTAGAAGGTTCTGTTCGCAATGAAATAGAACTAGTTTCTAGATATCGTGAAATGGCAAATCATCCTGAGTTGGAGATGGCTATTGATGATATTGTCAATGAGGCAATAACACACGATGAATCTGGTAGAACACTAGACATTGTTCTTGATAATTTAAAACAACCAGAGACCATCAAAAAGAAAATTGCAGAAGAGTTTGAGAACATTCTTAAACTATTAAACTTCAGTAATTTAGCAGATGACTTGTTTAAGAGATGGTACATTGATGGTAGAATTTACTATCATATTGTTGTCGATGAAACAAAACCAAAAGAGGGTATACAAGAGTTACGATATATTGACCCTCGAAAGATTCGCAAAGTAAGAGAGATTAAAAAAGGATCAGACCCAAAAACTGGTGCTTTAATTATTACATCTATTGCCGAATACTATGTCTACAATGATAGAGGCACAGTAACACAATCATATACCAGTTCTGTAAATGCTGGACTAAGAATTGCACCTGAAGCAATTTTAAATGTCAATTCAGGTTTGATGGATGCAAAAAATACATTCGTCATATCATACTTACATAAAGCGATTAAGCCACTTAATCAGTTGAGAATGATTGAAGATGCGGTTGTTATTTACCGTGTCTCAAGAGCACCAGAAAGAAGAGTGTTCTATATTGATGTGGGTAATTTACCAAAAGGTAAAGCGGAACAGTATCTCCGTGATGTGATGATTAAGTATAAGAACAAAATTGTTTACGATGCGGCTACTGGTGAAGTCCGTGATGACCGTAAACATATGTCGATGTTGGAAGATTTCTGGTTACCAAGGCGTGAGGGTGGTAAAGGCACAGAGATTACAACATTGGCTGCAGGACAAAATCTTGGTGAATTAGCTGATGTAGTTTACTTTAGACAGAAACTATTAAATGCGTTGAATGTACCAATCAGTCGTTTAGAACCACAACAAGGTGGTATGATTGGTCTTGGTAGAACAACAGAAGTTACTAGAGATGAAGTTAAGTTTGGCAAATTTGTTGCAAGACTTCGTAATAAGTTCTCTCGTATTTTTGATGATGCATTAAAAGTTCAATTAGCATTAAAAGGAATTTGTACCAAAGAAGAATGGGACGAATTCAAAGAAGACATTTATTATGAGTTTAAGAAAGACAATAACTTCACCGAAATGCGTGAAGCAGAATTGTTGAAAGAAAGAATGGCAGTTCTGCAATTAGTTGACCCATACATTGGCAGATACTATTCGTTGAATTGGGTTAAAGAACATATCCTTCAGTTTACAGAAGAACAAATTAAACAGATGGATAAGGAGATGAAAGATGAAGAAGACAAAGGAATTGGCGGTCCTACTATCCCGCCCGATGCCCAAGGACAAGGACAAGAACAACCAGAAGTTTCACCAGAACAATACCCTCCCGAAGACAACACTCAAGAAGAAGGCTCAACGGAGTCGTTAACGCCAATGCTTGACCGTGAAGTAGAAAAGTATTCAACTGGACTAAATAAGCGATAAAAGGAAATCATAATGGAAACATCACAATTTATTGACCAACTAAGTGCTGGTAATGCATCAGAAGCAAAGTCTGCATTGACAGATATGTTATCTACAAAAGCATTTGAAGCATTAGATGCTAAAAAAATGGAATTGGCAAGAAACATTTTTACTGGTAAAGAAGAAACAGTAGAAGTTCAAGATACAGAAGAAACTGAAACAGAACAATGAAATCTTTAGTAGAATTCAAAACTATCGTTGAAGAAGAGAAGTCATCAGACTATTCAAAGTTTGATATGTTGGTTCGAGCAGGTCTTGCCAATAAGG